TAGCGGCATCTTTTTGTGATTTGGCTCCGAAGAAACCACTCACCATACTCATACCACCGCTAATCAGTGCTCCTGCGATTAAGCTCATAATTTAAACACGGTTGTAAAATTTCTTGTTATATTTTCCTTCCCAGTTCATACCTAAAAGGCTGACTGGTAACGGAGTATCACCAACGATACTTAAGGATATATTCTCGTTTCGTTGATATACTGGTACATCATGTACAGCTTGCGCAGCCATAGCTACGTTATTAGCGACATAAGTGAAAGGTTGTATAACACTAACCGTGTGGGTTCTGTCAGGTATACCAGTTAAATTGACGTTGTATTTTACTGGACCGCTAAGTCCTGTAGATACTTTAAGTCTATGTATTATTAAATCTGAAGTAAAATCAGCGACAGGTATATCACCTCTTTGTTGACTATAATATAGTCTAGGTAACTCTACTGTCATTGTATATATGTAACCAATAATGAGGTTCTTACCTCTATAATCTCCTGCAATATCTACGTACTCAGAGCCTGCTGAACCTGCTACAGTGGGGTATAATATAGCCCCAACAGAGGTATCAGTAGCACCAATAGTACCACCAATATAACCACCTAGTGCTATAACAGCTAAAGTCTTACCTGATATATGAGTGAATGGTAAGAAGACTCTAGTTACATCAGTAGCTGCATCGTAAGTTCTGTAAGGATTAGTATTATAATAATCCATACATACATCAGTTTTCTCACCAGTAGGTAATGTTAAGAATCCAGTATCACTAGCCTGTCTAAGATCTATAGATATTGTGGATATATTACTACCATTAGCTACTACAGCATAGAATGTACTACCATCGAAGAATTGATCTACCAAATTTCCTGTTAGATCCCACTTATACCAAGTAGAAGCTTTTCTACCTTCCGGTACTTGATAGAATCTAAATTGATATAGCGTGCTAGTACCCGTCTTACCTAACGATATGATACTCATACCTGAAGATCCAGCGACATTATTCACATCAGAAGGTATTAATTCAGGTACAATACTAGATGTGTTGAACATCTGAGGAGGGTCAGTTAAACTGATACCAGACAGTTCAAACAATCTAGACCATAAAGGTGTTTTAGAAACGAAAGCTAATGAAGTACCAAGGTTAACAGGTTCTATATTTGTATCAGCTTCAAAAGCAGACAGAGTATTTATCTTAGCTGTTTCAGGACTTAGAATATCTGAGTCAGTTGATAGTAGGAATTGTTCAGTATCGCTAAACATAACCAAACCGGCACTTGTGGTCTTAACATAGTTAAGGAATACAGGTTTAGTTGATGAAGCAGAAATATCGATAGGGTCATCAGCAGCAGCTATTTGTGCAGATCCTGCAAAGAAATCAAAGAAGGAATCTGCTTTACTCATTACAACAGTATCTCCACTTAGAAAACCAAATCGGTTTCTAAAGAAGAACATGTTTCTTATTTCACTACCTACAAAACTAGGAGCTGGGTTAGTTAAATCATCACCTATATCTCTATCTTCCCATGCTACAGGATCATATTCAAAAGAACCATCAGCCTTTCTTACTAACTGATGAGGCATTGTTAATGGATCTAATTTATATGATAAGCCAGGTTCATTACTTTCAGTCCAAGTACCTGGTCCTGATGTAGCATTATTTGTAGTTTCAAACTTAACCCACATATCATCTTCAGCTATGTTTGCACTGTTGATGACTTTTAACTTATAACCATTCTGACACTGTATAGGTAACTGAGATACATTAGTAACTTTATCCTGAAACGCATATATAGCATTCTCTTGTGAACCACCAATCACGTTAACTGTAAAAGCAGCCGAGCTAGTTACATAGATACCAGGTCCAACAGCAGTAGCTGTGAAATCAGCATCAGCATTAATAAGCGTTTGCAATTGAGTAGTTATGGTTGCAGCGTCAGCATCACCAGCGGAAGCATCTTCAGCTGTTGTATATTGGAACGTGTCTCCACCTAACTTAACTTCATACTTAGTATTATAAGAAGCTATATTAATAACAATAAAACATTGGTGTGCTAATGCTGCAACAGTATCAGCAGTCCACGCTACTGTTTTATTTCTATTTAAAATAAACGTATAATCATTCAATGTCAGCGTTTCTATATCAGCAGCTGTTGCATCTTTTAAATAAGCATTACTAGCTATAGAAGATATAGCACAAGCTGTTACTTCTGCATCGTAGTTTCCTTTAGCAGTCGCCTCAGCAGTTACAGCGTTGTTATAATTAGTCTGAGCTGTACTCATCGCTGTGTTAGCTGTAGATAATTGACCTGCTGAATGTGTTGCTGCAACGACTTCTACTAATTGGAATAGTTTCTTACCAGTTGAGGCTGCTTGAAGATGCTCATCAGTCATCTCATTACCTCTTTCCCAAGTTAAAGCGATTACTTTAAAGGTAGCATTACCACCACCACCAGTAACAGTAATAACTTCATCTATTTTATAACCAGTCTGAACACCAGTTCCACCGCCTGCAGCTATAGTTACAGCTTGATTTATCACACCACCTGTAACAGTATACGTCACTGTAAGGCCAGTCCCTGACCCACTAGAAGTAGTAGCTACCGCTGATGCTCCAGTGTAACCAGTACCACCACTCACACGTTCTAATGTTAGAACAGGTCCAGAGATAGCAGATGATGATATATTTTTTACAATACCATCTTTTTTAATAGTATAGGTGTCGTTAGTTTCTTGCTGATATATACCAGATGTTATTGTCTCTTCTACAGTACCTTGCTGTGGATCATAATCAAATGCTGTTTCCCAATGTGATACTCTTGTAGTTGATTGACCATCGTTAGCTTGGCTGTAGTTAGATTGTGCAGTATTAAGTTCTGTTGTCCTAGTAGCAGTAGTAGCTATAGCAGAGTTATATGCTAGAACATCTGTCTGCATATTTGTATAGTTACATCCACCAGGAACACCAGTATTAGTGCCCATATCTACCTTCCTCATACTGCCATCAAGTAGGCTCCATATGCGGAATACATTATTATCGTATTGACCTATATATTTTTCATTCTCATCTCTAAGAATTGAAAACCATTTACCTGTAGAAGTTGCATTGTATAGGTTATCTAGAAACTTACCTCCAGGTCTTTTTAACATACCTAAAGCATAGTCAGGGTATGTATTTATAGCATCTTTAAGTTGGTGTGGGAATTTTTTTCTATCATCTTGTTGCGATATACCGCTTAGAAAGTGTGGTATATTTTGTGTGATTGTACTCATCTTTGCAATGCATGGAACGGTTGGTAAGTATTATGATAATCCTCAGTATCCTTCCAACCAAAGATTGAGTAGTCACCTTGTTGTGTTTCGTACTCTAGGGCAGCAGCTTTGGTTTCAAGTTCTTGTTGTTGTAATAAAGCGTGCAGCTCTTTATCTCCTACCATTTTTATGGCACATAATCTTGCAGCTTTAGTAGTTATATATGCTTGTACAGCAGGAGGTACATCCGAAAACTCCCAATACCAAATGATATCACAAGTTAATTCTCTTGGATCTGAACCATCTTTCCATTCATATGTATGTTCATTTCTATCATATAGGAACCCTCCACGTCTAACTGGGTTATAATCATCAAAGTGTTGATATTTATATGTATCTATAGACAGAGCGTTTGACGGATATTCTATTTTAAATGTAGTAGCATCTGCTATCAATTTGTAATGACGTTCGATGTTAAAAGTCCAACCTTCAGCTTGCACTTGCTTATTAACTTCTCTTAAAGTATTCAAAGCGATAGCTACTTCAGGGTTTTGAAGATCCAGTGTAGTGACAGGAGCCTGTCCCACTGAGCTTAATATTTGATTAACAGCATCCAGTTCTGTGGACACAGCATAAGTAGGATAGGACATATGAATTTATGTGAATAAAAAAAAGGAGGGTAGTGAAACCCTCCCATGTGTATAATTTTAGGTAACGTTACATTCTTGTGTAGCGTAAGCGACTCTTAGATTTTTGGTAACTGATTGTACTATATTAGAAGTACGAATATCAGTACCATCACCATTTGTACGAGATACGCTTTCACGAGTTGCATCTGCACTAGAGCAAACGCCCGTGTTACCTGCAGCGACGGCTGTTGCCATTTGTTTTTACCTCGTATTATTAACAGCCAGGTGTAGCAGTCAGGTCACAAGAACCTGTGGCTACAGCTGAGCTAGCAGCGATTCCATGGGAAGATGTTCCCAATAGAGTCCTGCCATATTCTACAGGAGTAGGTGGGTTCTCGGTAATAGTATCGAGACCACCAATTCCTACAGTTACTGTGCGCTTTCTATTTTCTCCAGGGATAGTAGACATAATATCTCCTATTCGTTAGAGAATTCGATTGCAGCAGCAGGGTTAAGAGTTCCGGCTCCCATAGCCAAGCGTCCTAGAATGACATCTCCTTGGTATAAAACCGATACATCACCAGAGGTTACTTGTACTTGAGGTCCGATTGCTTCTACAACACCAGCTACGTCTTTCTGATAGATAAGACCGCAATGATATTGGAAGTCACCAGAGTAATCATTGTTCTCACCAGACTGTTGGTTAACAGTACCTGCCAAGAATGGAAGGTTGTTAGAACGTTTGATCTGGATACCAGCAATCTCATAGAGACCTTCGCCGGAAGTTAGATTACCACTCTTGTTACCATAGTCACGATTCAGGATGTTAGTAGATACCTGAGAGACTAGAGCGTAGTACTGTCTTGGAGATAGTACAGCTGTGCGTCCTTGCTTAGGTACATTCTTTTCATCAAGAATTGAAGCAGCTTCGAAGAAGCCATCAACAAGTGCTTGGGCATCGTACTCTTTACCAGTACCGAGTTTGATGGTTGAACCACCTGGCTCTGGACCTGGGGA